AATGTTTCGTTTGGAATAATTATTGCAGGAATATTTTTTATTATAGGAAGTTATTTAACAGTTAGATGAGTTTATTCAAAAGAGAAAACAGGGACGCAGCTTTAGGCAATCTTACAGATTTATTGGCACTTCGTGAGGGTGGCCTAAGAAATTATAGTGGTGAAGAAGTCAATGAAAATTCTGCATTAGGCATATCAACAGTATTTAGTGCAATATCTCTACTTGCAGACAGTATTGCATTGCTTCCCTTAAAAACAATGCGTACAGACGGACAAAAAGTTATACATACAGAAAAACCTAAGTTTTTAGAAAAACCAAACGTTGCACAAGATATTTCTATGTTTTCAATANTNCATCAAACTATATCAACATTAGCAATGCACGGTAACGCATTTGTATTAGTTGACAGAGATAGACAGGGTAGGCCAATACAACTTACGCCGATACACCCGGAAAAAGTCAAGGTAGAAATGGATAATGGTAAGAAGTGTTTTATGTTGATGACAAAGAAAGGTCAGTACGATAGAAAGATAACAACTTACAATATGTTACATTTGGTTTGGTATCAATATCCGGGTTCACTTACAGGCATTAGCCCATTAAGGGCAAATGGTAATACATACGGTCTTGCCTTGGCAATGGAAAGGCATTTATCACAATTTTACGGCCAAGGTGGTACACCGTCTAGTGTTTTGGAAACAGACAGAGATTTGACCGCGGAACAAGCAACTGTATTAAAAGAAACGTGGTTGAACAATCACAACAGAAATAGGAAACCTGCTGTACTTACAGGGGGTTTAAAATGGAAAGCAATAAGTGCGGCGGCAGGTAATGAGCTTATTGAAGCAAGAGATCAAATTACACACGAAATAGCAAGAGTGTTTAGAATACCTGCACATTTACTTTTAGCTAAAGACGGATCAAATGTATATTCAAATCTTGAAAGTAACGGACTTGCATTTATACGTCATACGCTTTTACCTTGGATCAGAAGAATAGAAGATAGTTTTACTACACTTTTACCGGGTAAACAGTTTGTTAGATTAGATACAGATGAATACGCAAGGGGCGATCANTTAAGTCGTGTNAGGTCATTTCAAGTNGCAATATCTTCGGGTATGATGACACCTAATGAAGCACGGTCTAAATTAGATTTAGAACCTTATGAGGGTGGCGACAAGTTCTATATTGGACTACAAGGTGCATTGATTGATCCTACATTNCCACCACAAGGCGTAGATGAACATGATCCGACAAATATANTAAATGAAGAATAATGCCATATTCAATAAGTACAGACGCTAAAGATTGTAACGGTTTCGCAGTAATCAAAGATGATGATAATAAACTTATGGGTTGCCATGAAACAGAAGAAAAAGCAAAAGATCAGATTACAGCATTAAATATTGCTGAAGCAGAATACAAAAGACAAGCAAACCCAGATCAAGATATATACGAAACAAAAGAAGAAGCTGAAGCAAAAGCAAAAGAAATAGGTTGTGTTGGATCGCATACACACGAAATAGACGGCAAGACGTATTATATGCCTTGCGACAAAATGTCTGATTATGAAGAAATAACAGGTATGAAACATAAAGACGAAGATGATACAACGCTTGTAAGTTACAACAGCGAACAAAGAGCAGTTGACAGAAAACCGCCAAAATTTATGCAAGAAAACGCACAACGTGGTTTGGACAACTTAAACAAAGCAGGGGACGGACTAGTTGATGAAACTGTTAGACAAGCAAGAATAATGTCAAAAGGTGAACAATTAAGCATTGACAAGATAGTAAAAATATCTGCTTGGCACAAAAGACACTTATCAGATTTAGATAGAGAAAAATCAAATCCAAATGATCCAGATACTTGGCGTGCGTCAGATGTAGCATTTTTGTTATGGGGATCAAATCCTTGGACTGATCCTTTAGAAGCAGCTGATTGGGCAGATAGAAAAATAGCACAATTAGTAAATGAGGGTGAACTAGAACCAAGAAAAAAACATAGTGATAGTTCAACACCTGCACCTAAAAAAGACCAAGTAAAAGGATCGGCTAAAAACAAACCGGGATCAGCAAAAGGTAAAAAAGGTGGTATTACATTTTCAGAAGCAACTACAAAGTCTATCAAGACAATAGTTGATGAACATAACGAAGAAGTATCAAGTATGGCTTCTTGGCGACGTTTAGGTATGGGTACAGCAAAAAGCGTTGTACGTAGAGGTTTTGGTGCATATAGCACATCACACCGTCCCGGTATATCAAGAAATGCTTGGGGATTAGCTAGATTACGTGCATTTAGTCATCTTCTAAAAAAAGACAGGCCTAAAAATCCAAAATACATTACCGATAATGATTTACTACCTAAAGAACACCCAAGATATTCTGCAAAAGAAAAAAAATCGCAGGATCAACATATTGAAGTGTTTGACAGGGTAGTTGCTATATCACAAACGGTAGACGCTATTAGAAAGGACACTAATCTTAAAGAAATGGAAAGACTTACAGAAAATAGAAGTTTCACTTTTGCAGCAGTAGAAGAACGATCAGATGAAGATAATGATACATTATTATTTACAGGTTATGCTTCTGTCTTTGATAAGCCATACGGCGTAAGAGATAGCAGAGGTACATACAATGAAACAATCAAACCGGGTGCATTTAAGAAAACNTTAAANGAACAAGACGACGTNAGATTTTTAGTTAATCACGACGGTATACCACTAGCAAGAACATCAAGTGGTACATTGAATTTAGAAGAAGATGAATACGGATTATTTGTAAGAGCCGAACTTGATCCAAGCAATCCAACCGTCGCTGAAGTCGCAAGTGCAATGAAGCGTGGCGATCTAAACGAAATGTCGTTTGCGTTTGCAGCAATGCGTGATGACTTCAATCAAAACGGCGACGAAAGAACAGTATCGGAAGCAAGGTTATTTGACGTGAGCGTTGTAACTTATCCTGCTAATCCGTGGGCAGGGGCAAAATTACGTGGCATAGAGTTAGAAAACTTACACAAAGAGCTTGTAGAAGCACGATCTGGCGAAAAAGCAGCAGAAGTTTTAGAAGATTTTATTAACAAAGTTGCAGATAATGACGGCGTTGATAAAAAGCGAAGTAACGCACAAGTTGAACTTTTAAAATTAAAGTTAGAACGGGACGGTATTCGCTAAGACGTAACGCCGTGGTAAAAGCCGTGTATCACACTTAACTATCACACCTTACGCAGAAGTAAAAGGAAACTACAAAGGAAAATACATACTATGAAAAAGTTAATTGAAGCTAGAGATAGTAAAGTAGCAGAACTTGACGGTCTTTTATCAGAATTAGATGAGATGACAGAGGGTGAAGAATTTGACGGCAAACTTGCAAGATCAAAAGATTTACACGTGGAAATCAAAGATATTGAAGAAAAAATAACCGACGCAAGAGAAGCTGCTGAAACTCTTAAAGCAGTTAAAGAAAGTAGAGATGAACTTGGCGTANAAGATGATCAAATTGTTGAACAAGAAGCAGTTGTGGAAGTCAATGAGCCAGATATATACAGAGAGGGTGGACAACACTCTTTTATTATCTGACGCTTGGCAATCACGTTCTGGTAACGGTGCAGCACAAGAGAGATTAAACAAACACCAAGAATTTGAAGCCAGAGATGTTGGAACAGGTGCTTTTACAGGATTAGTTGTACCACAATACTTAGTTGATGAGTACGCACCAATCGCAAGAGCAGGTTCACCATTTTATAATGCTATACCTAAAAAGGACTTACCAGCATTTGGTAACAAAATTGAAATATCCAGAATAACAACTGGATCAGCAGCAGCAGAACAAGCTAGTGAAAACTCAGCTGTTCAAGAAACAAATATGGACGACACCTTATTGACAGTTAATGTTGATACTATTGCAGGTCAGCAAGACGTTTCAAGACAAGCACTTGAAAGAGGTGGACAACCGGGTTTCTCATTGGAAAATATTATCTTCCAAGACTTAGTTGCAGCTTATTATGGTAAATTAGATAACCTTATGATTAACGGAAGTGGATCTTCTGGACAACCATTAGGTATATCACAAGTTTCTGGTATCAACCAAACAACTTATACAGACGCAAGTCCAACAGTTG